TGTAGATAAATTTAGAGCAAAAAGCGATAATTCTACAGAAGAAGCATTTATATTTTTAGAAATACAAGCAGATGTTAACGAATATACACTATCAGAAGAAGTAATTGAAGTAAAACAATTATATCGTAGATCAATATCTGGATCAAATAATTCAGTAGATATGGATCCTTTTGAATTAGCATACACTAATCTTTACTTTCTACAAGGTGGTAGAATTGGTGGTTTATTAACTTGGGACGCATTTGCACAATACCAAGAAGTTGTTAGAAGATTATTTGGTGGACATTTGAATTTTAAATATAATCAAAATAATAATAAGTTAACATTAATGCGTAGACCAAGAGCACAAGAAAATATCCTAGTACAATGTTTTATGGAAAAACCTGTTGAAACATTAATTACAGATAGATATGCAAGACCTTGGATAAGAGATTATTCATTAGCACAATGTAAAATGATGTTAGGTGAAGCAAGATCCAAATATGCAAGTTTACCAGGTGCCCAAGGATCAGTATCACTAAATGGCGATGCTCTAAAGGCAGAGGCACAAGCGGCTATAGAAAAACTTGAAAGAGACATTGAACTATACGGTTCAGGCGAAGATCCATTAACATTTGTCATTGGCTAATTTAAAAAAATTTGTTATAATATAGAATGAGTATTAATTTTAGAGTACATCTTACGGGTTCAAAAAATGTAGAATTGGATTTTGAAACCTATGGTCATTCATATGTTAAATTATTTGAAGATAGTTTAATAGACGCAATACAAAATAGTTCGTTAAGACATCCATACAAAGTATATAATTTTTTAGATCAACAAACAGAAATAAAAGAACAAATTAATAAAATTAATAACACAATTGATATAATCAATAATTCACAATCAGAAACATTTATTGATAGGAAAATTACGTACAAAACTTATGCTGATGATGTAAATTATGTGCATACACACTTTGTTGATTCACACGTTTCCGAAATAGATGGAGAAGCATTTGGCGACTTAAATAACCATCTCCACGGGTTAGAAATATTACAAAGTCCAAGGCAAAATAATAACGCAATAGGACAAATTTATTTAGATTTTCATAACAAAAAGTTTTTTGATATGCCAGATTCTGCACTAGAACATTTTACAATATCAAGAAAGTATGGAGAATGTTATGTAAATTATTGCCAAATAGGTAGGCACATTTTTGAAATGTTTAACAACCAAGATGAACACGCACACGATGATCATATTATTCCATTGAATAGAATTGGTGGTAGTGCATACATTTGGTTAGGACCAAGCACAGGATTTGAAACTTTCAAACAAAAAACAAAACAAATAGAAGAATGGTTTACAACTAACAATATAGGTGAAAAGGTTGGTATGAAATGGGGAGATCCTAAACTAGCAATAGGTTGGTTACCTGTAGGTAGAATGACAACGAATATCAGTTATCAAGAATTGTTAGGAATAAATGAAATTAAAAAAGTTGACTATTTAGACAAAACAAGTTAGTATGTAATATGATAGTTGGATTAGTAGGTTTTATCGGTTCAGGAAAAGATTCAGTAGCAAAACATTTTGTAGACAGTGGCTTTACAAGAGACTCCTTTGCGGCACCATTGAAAGATGCCGTGTCGAGTATTTTTAATTGGCCAAGAGAAATGTTAGAAGGTGACACTGAGCAAAGTAGAATGTTTAGAGAAGCAAAGGATCAATGGTGGTCAAGTAAATTAGAAGACAAAGGTTTTACACCACGATGGGCTTTGCAATACATTGGCACAGAAATTTTAAGAGATCAATTTAATCACAACATATGGCTTCATAGTTTAGAAAATAGATATATGGCTACTGGTAGAAAACAAACTGTAGTCAGCGATTGTAGATTTAGAAATGAAGTAGGTTTAATTAAAACACTTGGTGGTTATGTGGTAAGAGTAAAAAGAGGTGATGAGCCACATTGGTATGACACAGCCAAAGAAGCCGCGGCAGGTGATCAGTTCGCACAGCATAGTTTATCTGAAATGGGTGTACATCAAAGTGAATGGGATTGGGTCAATACACGAGTAGATTTTGTAGTAGAGAATTCCGGATCTTTAGAAGATCTTAAAACCAACGTAAGCGACATTGTCGCTAAAATCAAGAATAAAAAATAATATTCCTAATTAAAACGACAAGTGCTCGTTAGTTTCTACTAATGGTAAACCCGCTGATGCAACTGGCTCGATATCCAATGCATCATAATCTTCTCTGTCAATGTTCCACTCTTCGGTAATAACAAAATCATCGCCAACCATTTCTGCTTTGAAATTAATTCTACCATTTTCTTCAGCCCATTGCACATACGTTTTACCGTATTTGTCTTCGTAATATTGTGAACTTGATTCTAGATTTAGTCTACCGCTTATTAAAGCCGCGGCACCCTCCGAACCATCAGTCTTCCAAGATATCATCATAATTTATTTTCCTAATAATTATTATGCTAAAGACAAGTGGTCAGTTGTTTCAGTTAAAGGTAATGATACACCATCAGCTGTATGGTCAATTCCTAGTGCGTCATACTCTTCTCTAGTCATTTCCCACTCTTCTGTGATAGTAATACTGTCACCTATTATTTCATATTTGTAGTCAGTTCTGCCATTTGAGTCAGCCCAAGTAATATAGTCAGTGTGGTTTGAACCTTCTTCTAACCAATTTCTAACTGTATCGAATGCGCCTGCAGATCCGTCTGTTTTCCAAGATATCATCATAGTAATATGCTCCTTTATAATATATATATTAATAAATGTATTTATATTACAAAGAGCTATATTCTACGATTTGACGTCTATTCCCATAGAACGTGCTTGTCCACTTACAATTTTAACAGCTTGTTCAAGATCGTGTGCATTAAGATCTTCCATTTTTTCTTTGGCTATTTCTTCTACTTGAGCTTTAGATAATGTTGCAATCCTTGATCTACCTGGTGTTCTAGCACCTTTTTTAATTTTCAATTTTTCTAATATTAAAAATGAAGTAGGTGGTTGTTTAGTAACAAACGTGAAGCTTTTATCTTTGTATACTGTGATAACAACAGGTATAACTTTACCCATTTTGTCTTTAGTTTTGTCATTAAACTGTTTACAGAAGTCCATAATATTAACACCTTTTTGACCTAGTGCTGGACCTACTGGTGGAGCCGGATTGGCCTTGCCTGCTTGAATTTGTAATTTTAACATTCCTATAATTTCTTTTGCCATAAAATCCTTTGTTGCGACAAAGATAATACGAAGTTTTAGGAGTATTGTCAACCAGGAATATTATAACTTATCAGCTATTAAGCCACCCTGTTTCCAACCTATTTCTTCTACTGCTTTTACACGACCACAATTAGCACATATTGTTTTTAAATTGTTCCAGCTAGAATTCTTTAAATTTCCATCTATGTGATAAACGTCCATTTGTGCAGGGTGTTTGGATTTAAAGCCACATTTTTCGCATATAGATTTTTTTCTATATCCGGCTTTTTCCCAAGAGCTTTTAAAGCCAGTCTTTAAGCCCAGTCCTTCCTTAATGCACTGATCACATTTGCTACGATAGTAGATCTTCCCTTTTCTTTTGTAGTTAAAGGCACTGGGCCTTTGTTTACATTTAGAGCATAGGGGTCTTACGTGCTTTATTTCAATGGTGTCATTTATATTATCCATATATTGTATTTAATACCTTTAAAGGCGATATCGAATTGGGTACTTTTTCCAGAAATACAATAAATATAAGCATTAACATAGGACTAGTTTATATTATTATTACAACAAATATATAAGCAGGGAGGATAAAAGATTATGCCAACATTAGTATCACCAGGTGTATCAGTTACAGTTACTGATGAATCAATGTATGCTCCAGCTGGCCAAGGAACAGTACCACTAGTAGTAGTTGCGACTTCTGAGAATAAAACAGATCCAAGTACTAGTAATATAGCAGTAGGTACAACTTCGGCTAACGCAGGAAAACCATACTTGATCACATCACAAAGAGAACTGGTTACAACCTTTGGCGAACCTAAGTTTCATTCATTAGCTGGAGTACAGTTAAACGGTGATGAAAGAAACGAATACGGTTTGCTATCAACATATTCATATTTAGGAATCTCTAATCGAGCTTATGTAGTAAGAGCTAACGTGGATTTAGCTGAGCTAGAAGGAACTTCAACAGCTCCTAAATTAGCCCCGGCAAATGGCACATATTGGTTAGACACTACAAACACAGATTGGGGTATTTACACAGCGAATACAACATCAAATACTTGGGATAAAATGACACCAGCAGTTTTGACTGACGCAACAACAGACGCAGGCGGAAATGTTGCTTCAAATGGTAACCCAAAAACAACTTATGGTCAAAATTTAGATTATGCTATCGTTGCCTCAGTATCACCAGCAATACTTTATCAAAAAGTTGCAGGTACTTGGGAAGTAGTAGGATCAACATCTTGGTTAGGTGCAAGTGCAACTAACGGTGCAAACGTTTACATCCAAGCAGATGTAGGAACAGCACCAACTGTAGCGGCAAAAGGCGTCTACAAAGATGTATGGTTAAAATCAGACCAAGCAAACATTTCAGTTAAATCATATTCAACATCATCAGCTAAATGGTCTTCATTGACAGCTAACTTGTATTCAAGAGATGATGCGGCAACTGCCTCAGAAGGTACTGCTTTATCACAGAATGATGTTTACGTAAGATTTGACGATTGGAAAGAATCATCAGGCGTAGGAGTACAACTAGGAGCGGCATTTACTTCATCTGCCGGCACTTTAGCATCAGTATCTTTTGGTAAAACAAATATTGAGAAAACTAATGGTGCAACTTCAACACCGGTAATTGCTTACCAAACAAGAATTAGAAATGCAGGAACAGAATCATCAGTAACAGGAACTACGTTACACAACAACGTGGCATTAACAAGTGGTAAAACAACTTTTGTATTTTCCGTTAATGCTCAAACAGTTAAAGTTACTAGATCAGGTTCAAACGCATTCGTAACAATTGAAGAGATCGTAAATGCTATTAACGGATTAGCAGGTAACACTGGTAACGTGGTAGCTTCAATTGATCACAGAGGTGCAAATGATAGAAGATTAAAACTAACAAGAGCAGGCGGTTATGCTATTATCGTACACGATGGACCATCAAGTGGTTTAGCGGCAACTGAAGAAAGAATGCTAACAAGCCAATTAGGTTTAACTGACAACGAGATAGCTAATAGTGTTGTTTACAATTCATTATGGTCTAACGTTTCTTATGAAGCGTCAGCATCAGCACCAACAAGTGCACCAGTAGATGGAACTTTATGGTACAAGTCAACACAAGACGCAGATATCTATATTGCGGAAAATGATGGCGGTACGATGAAATGGTTTGCTTACGCAAACAGCAAAGATACTGCTCCAACTGGTTCAACAGCATCAGGTGGTCTAAGAGACTTACAAATTGTTTCAGCAGAACCAACAAAACAATCAGACGGTACGGCTTTACAAGCTGGCGACATTTGGATTGATTCAGATGAGTTAGACGCATATCCAAAAATTTACTGGTACAACGCAAGTACAAGTAAATGGATATTAATGGATAACACAGATCAGTCAACTGCATTTGGAATTTTATTTGCAGACGCAGTAGGTAATCCAGGTGGTCAATATGACAACGACAAAGGATATGGAACAACATACGCAAGTTTCCATTCTGACGCACCAGATCCTGCAACAGCACCAG